GAAGAAGAACCTGAAGGACGAGGACAAAACCGAGATCAACGTGTTTTCCGAGTCTACCATCAACAAGCACGTCAGGTGTCTCACTGCGTTTTACAACTGGGCATATCCGGAACTTCCCCGGAACCATTTCTCCTATGATTGGAGAAACATCCACAACATTCATCCTCTGCGTGAAGGGGAGCTGAGGTATCTCATCGAGAGCGAGGATGTTCCGGAGTACCTCAGACGCACCCGGGATCTGTTCGTGTTTTGCTGCTGTACCGGCATGCGCTACTCTGACTCCCAGAACTTCAAGGACTATTGGGTGGATAACGGAGTCATCGCCTACAACCAGATCAAGACCGGCGGAGATGCCATCGCTCCTCTTGCCAACGTAGCCAACAAGATCTTGGTTCAGTATGGAGCAAGCACGCCGAAGATACCCAATCCGGTGTACAACTGGCAACTGAAAGAGCTGTTCAAGATCATGAACATCAACCGAGCTGTAGAGCTGTACGATTCCAAGACGAGGAGGAGAATGCTCGTGCCCTACTTCGAGCAGGTAACCACACACACTGCCCGCAAGACGTTCGTAACCCTGGCGCTCGAGCGAGGAGTACCTGTACAGGATGTGATGCTCATGTCGGGTCATCACGACTTTCGTGCGATGCGCCCCTACATCAAGATATCCCGGGAGCATCTTCGGGAACAGAGCAAGAAGCTCGAGTGGTGATTCATAGACCGGCTGATATCAACAGCCGGTTTTTTGTTGCCTGATCTTTCCTTATACCAAATTATCTGTTGCATAAACTATATCTTTTTTGTATATTTGCACTTTATACAAAATAATATACTGTATGATATGCACAAAAGAAGGAGTGATTTATGATCTGCAGAACTTCAATTCAGAGGAAGTGCAGAGCATACAATTCACGCATAAGAACGAAGAGGGAAAGTATGAGCCTGGAACGACCAACGAAGAGGTAATCGATATGTTGATCGAGCGGCAGTACAGCCTGCAGAAAAATAAATTCTCCACAGAGAACGAAGTAATCATCATGATGCTTAAAGACATTCGTAGACTTCTTAAAAAGAGATTGAGCAACAAAATACAAACAGTAAAGAAATCGCATGAAAAGTATCCAGTTTAAGATAGAACAGGAAGAGTACGTAAAGACGTATCTTACCCTTATGAACGGTATATTCAACCTCACCGAAATGGAGATTTCTATTCTTGCCGCGTTCATCAAGTACAACCCGGATCTGATAGGAACTTCCCTTTCTCGGAAGGTGGTAGCCGAATGGCTGAATATTACCAACGTAGCTGTATTGAACAACTATGTAAAGAAGCTGAAAACAAAAAATGCCATCCTGATTACAAAGGATTCTCATTACACCCTTCACCCAACACTACACCCCGACAATTATCGGGATGGCATTAAATTCCAGTTTGTATATGCCCAAGCCGAAGTTCTATAAGGATTTAAGCACTATCCTGATGAAGGAGATTGCGCAGGATCTCGGAACTTCGTTCGAGGAGGTTTATTCTATTGTGAATTCTCAGAGCAAGTTTACGGCTCACATAGTAGAGCACAGCGGATTCGAGACCGTATCGTTGCCGTATCTGGGTAAATTTACTGTCAATCCGTACAGACTTCAGATGATTAATCAAAACAGAGCAGAGCGAAAAATTGTAAAACATGAGTCTATTCCAAGAAGAGAAGTACAAAGTGACGGTGACTCCGGAGATTAAATTGATCCCGGAGTTTTCTGTTATATGGAACCGAGACAAGGACTCACACAAAAGAGGAGCTGTTCAGGAGTTTTCCTATATCTATTTTATAACGGACTACAAGTCCCCCTACACCATCTACAGCGGAGAGGAGAGAATCGGGGTAGTGAAGAAAGACCTAGGGTTCGATCCCGACTGGAAACCCGATCAGGCAGTAATCAACGCGACTGCCAAGTACGAGCAGCTGATGGAGACTCCTAGTGTAAAGAGTCTCAAAGCAATCAAAGAGTCCCTTCTCACATCAACGAAGGTTATCAAACTAATGCAACAAAACATCGAGGACATGATGAATTTTCAGAGTGATCCGGAAGATGGAGAAGCTGATCTGGATGTTCTTGCCACACTGGCAGACAACATAGACAGGCTTCTGAATTTATCAAGCAAGCTACCAAAAGCTGTATCTACTATAGAAGAGCTGGAGGAGAAAGTCAAGAAAGAGCAGAGCAACGAACGCAGAATCAAAGGAGGGGGTGGAGCTACCCATTTCGAAGACTAGCTTATGTAATGTTTGTAAACACGGAGTTGTTTCGCACTGAAGCGAAGCATTTTTTAAAGTACGGGTATTATTGTCCGGATCCTGCGGGGAGCCTTCCCTGGATGGACTACTGGAACGAACAGAACATTCGTATTCGTGAAGGTTATTCTGTCGGAGGGGTCAAGATAACAGGACATCACTACTCCTATCTCAATTTCGGACAGATCCGTCTTACACAGACCGAGAATGAAGAATCGCTCATAGCAAAAAACAGAGTAAAGACCGGTAGGAAGATTCTGACATTCCCTGATTTCTGGGATGGAGATTATGACTACTTCTGGAACTTTGAGATCTGCCGATTTGGTATGGCAGAGGATAAAGTAAAAGCGCTGAATCTTATCAATACCCCTACCCTGCTTGACGGAGGACATCATCTTCTGATAGCCAAATCCAGGAGAAAAGGATTTAGTTATAAAAATGGAAAAATCTGTGCCAATACCTATAACACAATTCGTAACTCCACAACTCTCATAGGAGCATTCGAAAAGAAATATCTATACCCCAAGGGGACTATGACCATGGCAGTCAACTATCTTAACTTTTACAACGAGCACACAGCGTGGGTAAAACGCAGGCAGGGAGTAAATAAACAGGAACATGTTAGAGCTTCTTATTTCGAGTACATAAACGGACAGCCTATAGAGAAAGGCTACAAATCCGATATCATAGCCATCACATTCAAGGACAATCCGGATGCCGCCAGAGGTAAAGATTCAGAGCTCATCCTATTTGAGGAGGGAGGAAAATTCAACAACCTGAAGGATTCTTTTATGGCTACAAAACCTACTGTAGAGGATGGCTCTGTAACCACTGGTATGATCGTCATCTTCGGCACAGGAGGGGATATGGACGGAGGCACAATCGACATGGAGGAGATGTTCTACAATCCCGAGCCGTACAATCTTCTTCCATACAACAACACTTGGGATGAGGGAGCAAACGGTTCTATATGCTCGTTCTTCTTTCCCGATAAGCTCAACAAGATCGGATTTATCGACAAGGACGGAAATTCTCTTAAGGACGAAGCCGAGGAATATGAAACCGAAAAGCGAGAGCTTATTAAGAAAAACGCCAAAAGCAGCGCCGTATACGACAAGCACATCACAGAATACTCGAACTGTCCTCGCGAAGCGTTTCTACGGACAAGTAACAATATCTTTCCTACCATTCAACTCAACGAGTGGCGGGGATATCTGCAGAGCAAGAATCTTTACAACAGTATGGGAGTTCCCGGGTATCTGTCCGACGACTCTGCCGGAGGAGTTAAGTTTCTCCCGTCACAGAGTGTGAAGATAATCACTAAGTTCCCGCACAACAGACTGGAGGATCTTACAGGCGGACTGGTTGTGTACCAGGTTCCTTACCGTTCGCACGACGGCTCTATTCCGGACAACATGTACACAATATTCCATGACCCTTACGGAAACGACACCGATGGCGGAGCATCGCTGGGGAGCGCATTTGTGTACAAGAAGATAAACAACATCTCCTCCCCCGATGATATGCTTGTAGCCAGTTATGTCGGAAGACCCAAAACGCAGGACGAGTACAACATGAATCTGTTCATGCTGGCTCAGTACTACAATGCCAAGATCGGATTTGAGAACGACCGTGGAGATGTTATCGGATATGCCAAACGGTTCAAGAAACTCGGATGGCTCAAAAGCGAGGTGGAGATCATCGACAAGACCCATAATATCAACATCAGAAAACTAGGGCGAAAATACGGGATGAGCATGGGATCCGAAGAACGAAAAGCACAAGCCGAGATTTATCTGCGGGATTGGCTGGTAGCTCCCAGAGGAAAGACAGAAGACGGCAAACAGTCTCTGAATCTTCACTTTATATATGATATTCCGCTTCTTGACGAATTGATACGCTATTACCGTAAAGGTAATTATGACCGAGTTTCTGCTCTGCTTGTCGGAATGTATTACATAAAAGACGAAACGCTGAGACCGGTAGTCGAGAATAGGTATGTACAGGAAGACGATTTCTTTTCCCGGGACTTCTTTTAAATGAGCTCTATTAAAAGGGAACAACCAAAAACATTAAAAAGGATATGCATCATATAAATTGGGGGTTATGAAAACAAGTACACTACCACAACAGAGACTTCCAAGGTCTAAAAAAGACAAGGATTGGGGCATAGCCACCATGAAAGCGCTTCTTTCCGAGGCTAAATTTCCTTCTACTGCTTCCAGCTTTGGGAAGTTCTATGATGCCTATAACGGAATACTCAATACCATGGAGTATGATTACGTTACAGACCCGTATAAATCCGAAGAGTGGAAGACCAAGAAATTCCCTGCCAAGATCCGAAACTATAACATTATCAAGCCTGTAATCGATATTCTTCTGGGAGAAAAATCCCGCAGACCTTTGAACTACCATGTAGTTGTCAAAAACCCGGATACCGTATCCAATAAAGAAGAAGCCGAAAAACAAGAAGTAATACGCAATGTATATCAGCAGTACGTAAACGAGTTGAACGCTAAAGGAGTGGATACGCAAATACCCTCCGAAGAAATACCTCCTCCGGAACAAGTCGTCAGAGAGTTCAACGAAAAATACAAAGATACCCGTGCCATTATGGGCGAGGAAGGTCTGGAGATCATTCTAGCGGAATGCGGAATTGAGGACAAGTTCATGCTCGGGTTCTTCGACTGGCTTATTACAGGATATGTGTTTACCTATAAGGGCGTAGCCTTCGACGATGTGGAATATGATATCGTAAATCCGTTGGATCTGGCTTATGACAAATCTCCGGATGTGGTTTTCATTGAGGACGGGCGCTATGCTATACGCAGAAACAGGATGTCCACCAACGAGATACTCGATAAATTCCATGATATACTGTCCGAAGAGGACATTGATTACCTGGAAGGAGGATCCCGTACCAACAACTCTGGAATTTATCTGTCCAATATAGCCCCGGCGCATTCCAACTCTTTGGACGAGGATCTGCATGATGTGTACCATTTTACTTGGAAGAGCATGACCAAGACCGGGATTCTGACTTACCTCAATCCGATGACCGGAGAAATCGAAGAAATGGTCGTATCGGAATTCTACAAACCTGTGGAAGGAGAGTCTGTTAAGTGGGAATGGATGAACGAGGTGTTCGAGGGATACGAGATAGGAGGGAACATTTATACGCTTGCCGAGCCGATCAGAGCGCAGCGTACCACTATGAACAACCCGTCCAAATGCAAACTTCCTTACAACGGTAGAGCACTGAGTGACCGGAATTCCGAGAACGTATCGGTTGTGGCACTGGGTCTTCCCTATCAGATACTCTACAATATCTTCCATTACAGAATGGAACTTTCTGTAGCCAAGAACAAGGACAAGATCATGCTTATGGAGATAAACATGATTCCCAAACGCCATGGATGGACGCAGGACAAGTTTATGTACCATGCCGATGCTATGGGATTTGCTTACATCGATTCCACAGCCGAGGGACAAGCGGGAGAGAAACTTGGGTTCAACGGATTCCAGGTTCTGGACATGTCTCTCGGAAAGTACATCGAGTCTCAGCTCAATCTTCTCGAGACCATAAAAATGGAATGGGAAGAATCGTTGGGAATAAACAGGCAACGAAAAGGTCAGGTACTGGCATCGGACGGCAAAGGTGTTACCGAACAGGCGCTCACCCAATCCTCTGTTATTACAGAAGAGATATTCAGAAAGTTTGAGACCTGTGAGCAACGAGATCTGCAGGGTCTCATCGATGTTTCTCAAATTGCATGGAGCAAAGGAAAGAAGGGGGCTTATATAAATTCAAGCTTCAAAACCGTATACATCGACATTAATCCTATCGAGTACTGCTCTAGCGAGTTCGGATTGTTTGTAGTGAATTCCGCCAAAGAGATATCCAAGCTCAACAATTTGAGATCGCTGGCTCTTGAGTTTGCGCAGAACAAAGCACGTCCATCTACTATCGCAGAGATCCTGGAGGGTTCTAATTTCGCACAGGTCAAACGCAAACTGCGTGAAGTGGAAGAAGCAGAAGCTCAGATGCAGCAGGCAAACGAGCAGGCTCAGCAGGAACACGAGCAACTCATTCAACAAATGGTATTGGCTCAGCGCGAGGACGAACAGGCGCATGAGATGGAAAGAACCCGTGTAGAGATCGAAGGAAAGATTATGGTAGAACAGATGAAAATCGATGCTACTCTGTTTGGAGCGGACGTGAACGGTAATGGGGAGATGGATATCAACGAGCTCGAGAAACGGAATCTGGACAGAGAGAAGTTCTATATGGATTTGAGCGAGAAAAGATCGGCTCGTATGGATCAGGTTCTCTTAAAGAAACAAGAGCTTCAGTTGAAAGACAAGCAGATCGATACGCAGCTCAAGATAGCCAAAGAGAACAAAAACAAATACGACAAGAAAAAATAGTCTATAGAAATAACAGAATACAGCAAAATCACAAACCAACACATATTAACATAATTTAGACGCAATGGCAACAGAAAATCTATTTGACAAGATGTCCTTCATGGATATAATTTCCGAAGGAAAACCCGGTGGCTCACCTGCTCCGGCAGAAGAAGAAGATGATTCTACAACGGTAGAAAGCATTGAGGACAACAAACCGGCTCCTCCTAAAAATGAGGATTTGGATCCGGAACCAGAAGAAGCAGAAGAAGAAGAAGAACAAGAAGGTTCTGAACCGGATGCTCCTGCCTCGGATGGTCTGATCGGAACCCTCGCACAGAGTTTTGGTATTACACTGGAAGAGGGGGAGTCTTACGAGGAAACCGAAGAAGGATTGATAAGTTTTACCAAGAAGGCAGCCGAGCATATGGCAATGCAGAATCTTGAAGAGCTCTTTGAAAAATTACCGGATGTCCAAGCCTATATGGAATATCGTATGAACGGTGGAGATGCTGGCAAGTATATGGCAGCACAGTCCCAGACCGATTATACCGCACTCGAGCTTAAAGAAGACGATGTACGATCACAGAAAACCATACTTGTAGAACTTATGTCCAGGCAGGGATACGATCAGAACGAGATTGACGAGACGCTCCAAGACTATGAAGATACAGGCATTCTGTACAAGCAGAGCAAGAAAGCGCAATCGAAACTTTCCTCTCTTGTTAAAACAGAACGTGAGAGCATCGTTCAGGCGCAGGCTAGGGAAGCCGAAAAACGGGGAGCCGAAAATACAGCTTACTGGAATCGGATTCAGGAAACGGTTGAAAAAGGCGAGCTCAAAGGGATAAAGATCCCGGAGACCGAGAAGAAAAAATTTTACGATTGGATGAATAAACCCATCGACAAACAGGGTACTACAGCAAGAGCGCTGCAGAGAAAAGATATGGACACGGAAACCCTGCTTGCATTGGAGTACATGTTCTATAAAAAATTGGATTTGGGAGGATTGGTCACAACCAAAGCAAAGACCATTCAAGCTCAATCCTTACGAGATAGGTTAAACACCAGTTCAGCTGGAAGCAGAATGGGAAGCTCAAAAACTAAACCTACAAGACAGGCTCAGTTGCCGTCTGCCCAGAGTCTGTTTTAATCTCGAGTTCCTTTAGCACACATAAAGAAGTCAGCATTTTCAGCCATGGTACTTGGCTACAAGCAATTAAAATAATATTAATTAAAAACCAAGTACAATGGCTTCTGACAATGTCTCCAAGTTGCGTCTTTACGAAGACGTGTGGAACCCGCAAGGAATGACAGATGAGAACTCTCTCACGAATGCTCTCCTTACGCAACCCGACGTTTTATCTCCTGTATTAACCCATCTCGCAGGTCGAGAAGACAAGAGGTTTCCTCTTTCTTTTCTGACTGAAGGTATGGGGAACATCAAGCAGATAAACGGTATTGAATACGACTATCCTGTGATGGGTCGTCTGAACAAAGCGGTTAAGGCTACTGCTGTAACCGGAACCGGTTTGGGATTCTCTATTTTTGAAATCACCTTCGCCGAGAAGTGGTTTGTAAGGCAGTACATCATCGAGAACCCCGCTGGAAAGCAGGCTCGTATCGTATCTGATCCTATTCCCGTAGCCGGTGGCTACAAATATCCTTGCCAGATTGTAAGCAACGATCCTGCAGATTTCTTTGCTTCTACCGACGTTGTTGGTAAGAACTTCGTATCTCTGTTTGCTCCTGTTGCCGCATCCGGATCAAGAGGTAACGAATCGCATTGGGTTGCTCCTTCCAAAATGAGGAACCAGATCACGCACATCAGGAAATCCTATCGTTATGAAGGAAATGTTCCTAATCGTGTTGTGAACGTGGAGTTCAACATTGAAGGAAAGAAGACTACCCTTTGGTACGACTTCGAAGAATATCAGCACATGCTCCGTTGGAAAGAAGAAGTAGAATACAACCTTTGGTACTCCAAGTACAATAGGGACTCTACAGGAGCTATCCATCTGAAGGACGAGAACGGAAACGTTATTCCTTTGGGTTCAGGTCTTATCGATCAGATTCCCAACACAGATCAGTATGCTATTCTGACTGCCAAGAAACTGAAGAATTCTGTAAGAGATGTCCTCTATGGTGCTTCTGATGCTTCGCAGATGAATATCCTGCTGTATTCCGGAATCGGAGGTCTTGAGGAATTCGATACTGCTATGAAGAGCGAACTGAGTGCAGGTTCTTACATTAAGAATACTGATCCCAAATCGTTCGTTACTGGCAGCGGAAGAAACCTTACCCTTGGCGGGTTCTTCACCAGTTATCAGCACATCGATGGTCATACCATCACGGTAAGGCATTTGCCTCTCCTGGATCACGGCGCTCGCGCTCTGAACTCCGAGAAGCACCCTATTACCGGTCTTCCTCTGGAATCGTACAAGATGATCTTTGTTGATCATTCTGTATACGATGGAGAATCCAACATCAAGCTCGTTACTCAGAAGGGTCGTGAGATGCTTCGCTGGGCTGTTGCTGGTTCTACTATTCCTCCCGGGTTCTCCGGAAACGCGCTCAGAGCTACTGATGTTGACGGAGCTTCCGTACACTTCATGAAAGCTGCTGGTATCGCAATCCGCAGAGCTACCAATTGCTTGACCCTGGACTGCGTAATGTCGTAGTCTACATGTTTATAAAAGTAGCTCTCCTTTTGGGGGGCTACTTCTTTTTGTTTAATACTCACACCAAATACAACCTACAATGTCACAAGAATTAATCTACATCAAACGCAAGCTTTCAAAAAAGAATTTACCGAAAGAACTTTTCATCGACAGCCACGAGAAAATCGGTGCCACATTTACAAAGACCGGAGAAATTAACAGTGGTCTTACCTTGAAGGAAAAGAAAATGTTCCTCCCTCCTATCCTTGGAACCAACGAATCGGACTCTATGTTCTATACCAAAGTAGCCGACTTCTTCGCCAATCTCTCTATCAACGTTCCTCTGGATGAGCCTGTTATACTTGATATAACCATGGATGGCGAACTTCCTCAGAATGTTCTGGACTATGTAAAATACCGTTTTGCAAAGGTTAATCCGAAAGTGTCGAGTTCTTCAGATACATTCAACGATGCTCAGTTTGTTCTGGAGAATCCAAAACTCTTGATGGATGCCAAGAAAGAAAAACTCACAAAGAAAAAGGGAGCGTACAAAGAGTTTATCAAACTTTCTGCCTCGGATACCAAAATGCGTCAGGTAATGGTCAACGCGGGAATTTACGATCCCAAACAAGATCCTTCCGAATGGGAGCTTACGCTTGAGGATTTCGTAGAGAAGAATCCCGCTTCCTTCATGGAGATTCTCTCGGACTCTCACCTCGAAACCAAATTCTTTATCAACAGCTGCATCACGGCAGAAGTGCTCCGTAAGGTAGGAACCGCTGTTATAAACGGCGATCAGACTATGGGAAACACCATGGAAGAAGCAGTTCTCTTTATCGAGGACAAAGCCAACAGCGACGTTTTTGCCACTCTTAAGGCACGTCTTGCAGAATTTGAGAAGAAGTAATAATCTCCCGGGGCTAATTACCCCGGGATAACTTTTTGTTATGAAATACCATTGGATTTTAGATAACGGACACGGAGAGGATACTCCAGGAAAGCGTTCTCCCATATGGATCGACGGGAGTCAGCTTTTTGAATGGGAACTGAACCGTGATATTGTTTCCCGCGTAGCCGATTTTCTGGAATGCAGAGATATGCTTTATACGATTCTTGTTCCGGAAACAACCGATATTTCACTTAAAGAACGAGTAAACCGAGCAAACAAAATCTTTATCGAATCGCGCAATTCTATTCTAATAAGCATCCACGCCAATGCAGGGCAAGGAGAAGGTTGGGAAATATTTACTACTAAAGGAGAAACCAAATCAGATCGCATAGCAACCAAGTTCTTCAATTCTTTCAAGAAAGAGTTCAGGGAAGAGAAATTCAGGGTAGACTACTCTGACGGTGATCCTGATAAAGAAGAGGATTTTGCCATTTTAAAGAACACAAAGATGCCCGCAGTCCTTATAGAGAATTTCTTTATGGACACATTTTCGGAGTCTAAAAAACTGATGGACAGCTGTTTCAGACAGCGTATTGCAAATGCTATAATAAAAACAATCTTATCCATAGAACAATGAAAGGATTTCTGTCTTTCCTGATAGGTGCTCTGCTCACAGTTCTTTTGCTGCGAAGTACGATGCCCAGCGTTCCGCACGAAGATCCGTGCAGAGACGTACTCGATTCCCTGGACGTGTGTATTCACCGGGATAGCCTGACGGTAGATTCTTTAAAGAGAGTCAATACGAGGTTATACTTTTTGAAAGATTCTTTGGAAATAAGGTTAAAAGAAATAACTGTAAAATATGAGAAAGCTGCTTATAATATGGGTTCTTGGTCTGATGATCAGCATGCCGTGTTTTTCTCAACTCAGACAGCTGACTGACAGTAGCGGTATATGGTATCTTGTACCTATATCCAATATCAAGAAAGCGAATCTGAAGTTTGTGGAATTAGCCCGGCTGCAGGAACAGGAGATTGTGAAAGATTCTATCATATCGCTTTGTTACGATCAGATAGACAACTATGATAGGTTGCTCTCGGTGTCCCTGCGCGAAGCTTCTGCTGAGCGGTCCAAGACAATAGCTTTGGAAGAGGTCAATCGGATTGTTACGCTTGATTTGGACGATACGCAGGCTAAGTTGCAAGAAACAAAAACCAAGCTTACTCTTTGGAAACTTGGATATATTCCCATAGTTATTATTATCCTTTTAATAAAATAACACGATGACTATAAGTGAAATGCATATCGCAATCGATCAGAAGATACAAAAGATCAATGCTTTTGTAATGGATGACATCCGCCCCGAAGAGAAAGATCTGTTTATAAACGATATGACAGAGCGCTTTATAAAACAGCGGTTTTATGCTCTCAGCAATTCGAAGCAGCGTGGATTCGAAGAATCACAGAAGAGAGTTATGGATCTTCAGACGCTTATCGATTCTTCCAGACTGCTTCCTGATGATCCCCTCGGACTGGATCATGCAATCTATCCGTTTCCTGCGGACAAGGATGTTATGTTCCTAGTGTCTGTCGATGCCTCTCTGTTTGAGGTAAACCGTGATATTGTAAAAACCGATCAGTTTTATTTGAGATACCGGGGAACCAAAGATCCTGCCTCGGCTGCTTTATCGGATCTTGTGACGGGAGATTTTATACTTGTTGGTACAGCAGGCACATTCGCAAATTTCCTCGATAGCAACGGTACTCCGATTGCTGCAGGCATAAACGATATACTGTACAGATTTTCCACTTATTGGGTACGAGTCAAAGAGAACATGTACAATACCACTAAGTCGAATGTTCCTGTACGAATTTTGGAGCACGAATATCTTCGTAAATTAATGGATAATCCATTTGCCGCAAGCTCTACTTCTTCTCCTGTTTGTGTTGTAAGAAACAATAGCCTTATAGGATATTTCGGTAAAAGGTTTCTATTAAAAGAACTGAATATCGTCTTCATTAGGAAACCGGAGCCTGTAAACTTATCTTCAAGTTCTGATTGTGAGTTGCCTGCACACACACATTCCGAAATTGTGGATATGACTGTAAAGCATATATTGGAAATTACGGAGTCCGGAAGATATCAGGCTAATTCAATAGAAAACAATGAAACTGAATAATCATTTAAAATTTTAATCATGAAACAACTATTATTTTTAGGAGCCATCGAAACAACCGGTACCGAGATGACCGCCCTTACTTTAGGGGAAACCATGTTCAAACCGAGAAGTGCTACTACCGGACTCGCAGTTATTACTGATCTTGCCAAAGCGCCCTATCAGATCCAGACTCGTAAGGCAAATGGTATTGAGTCTTCTTTTGAGTTTTGCAACAATGACATTGTACGTGTTACCAAGATGGCGTATTCTGCTGGAACCGCACAAGTTACTACTATTACTCCCGGCGCTTTTCCCGCTGTGCAGAAAAAAGGTGATGAGTACATATTGAAAATTATCAATACTACTCCTGGAACCATGAATCTTCCTACGAAGACTTTCGTAGCTGTGCATAAAGGAGGTACAGATCTTACTGCCACAACTTTGGTCACCGCGTTCAAGGCTCTTATCGGAACAGATAAAGATCTTCAGGTTGTGTCTTCCGGTACTACCACTTTGGTACTTACAGGATCCACTCCAGACAATCACTTCAGAGTTGCTGTATCTGGACTTTTTGAGAATGCCGGAGTTGTTTATACAACTGCCAATGTGCCTTCTCAAGGAACTCCCGCAAAAGTAAAAGAACTTGAAGCCGAATGTGCTTCTTACGGAAAAGGTGTTGCCAATAAGGTATCGTTCCCGGTTGTTCCGGCTAGTGAAGTTGGAACCGGAAACTACGATATTACTGTAATCGAACTGGCTCATACCAGTCCGGATGCTTCAGGAATGAAGAATCAGAAAGTAGAACGTAAAACGATCTATCTGGCTGAGACTGCTGGTACTTCTCCTGTAGGAGCTTTGTTTGCTGCGTTGTAGTTAGTGTTGGTGTGAGGGGGACGGGGAACCGTCCCTTTTACTTTAAAAATAAAATATGGCAAGTTTAACATTCAATTCGAATATTTGGGGAGGCAAAGTTTTGCTGTTGCAGTATGGTGTTTCATACGGCGCTGGTGAATCTGAGTATATCCCTACTCTGGAAGTTGTATTTCCGGATCAGAGCACTCTGGCTATTAATATAGCAGGGGTTGTAGCTAATTTCGGTACCATAGATCATTGGGATTCCAATGCATCTGCCGAGTACTGGTCGAATATAAAGTTGGACTTGAGCAAGTGGAATTGGCTTACTCTTCCGGAAGACTCTGCAAGTCTGCTCCTTGTTTCGTTAGATTACTTAAAGGATATTGCTAATTATCCCGGATGGTTCTCTTATACCGACTCGGATGGTATAGCTATAGATTTCCCGGATATTGAGGAACTTCCTGTGGGTATCTATAAAGTAACCATGAAAGGTGCTGTTACAGGTTCTCTTATTGCGATGAACGAGGTTCGGAGAGTAATGTGTCTTTCTGCTATCGAGGATCATATCTCCGAGTACATCACAGAATATACCGAACTTAAATCGGATGATGCCTCTACTCGTCAGGAAGTGGATGAACTTCGTGATATGGTTATGAAGCTTATGATGATAGAGTATGCAGCCCGATATGATTTTTCTCGTAACAAGTATGCAGACTCAGATGAGAAAATACAAGCATTGAAATTGATATGTGAATCAGGAGTTTACTCCTATAAATCCGGTCACTAATGAGTGTTTCTTTAAACATAGCGGATTACAACTCCACAGCGGAATTTTTGCCTGTGCTTGACAGTTGGCTCTCTAAACTAGCCGGTCATCTTGCAAAGAGGATATCCCTGAATATAAATCATAAGGAAATATTCGAAGAGCTTACCGATGAGTTCTTCAAACGCTATCTGTACGAGATAGATTTTGGAGCTTCTTATATTTTGGATTCCTCTGAACATCCTGTTACAATTCCGCTTACTGCGGACATGACTTTTATTACTTCTGATCAAACCCAGTTATAAATGATACAATACGTCAATATAGGGAGTCAGCCGAATGACGGATCTGGTGATCCCCTTAGAGACGCGTTCCATAAAATCAACCAATCTATACT